CCTAAGTACTTAAGTCACAAGTTTAGACCAGATGGGCGTGAAGGACGACGTAGTTGGGAAGACATTCAAGGCGAGCTAGATAGACAGGTTCAGCTTATTGCCGAGGACCCACGTATATGAACATAGTTTATTTAGGTGCAGAGGTTCCTAGCAATAGAACTATTTTGACTGCAGCTGGAGTTAGCTGCATGGGAGTCAGCTTCTGGGGCCTTCAAAGACGTGGCATGCCTAAAACGATAAAATACGAGCTAAAAAATTATTTTCCAGACAACGTCAGGCTTTTTTTAAATGCTGGAATACCATTTAAACGAGATTTCCTTCAAGCTGAGTTAGCTGACTTTGCAGCTGATTACGAAGCGTTTGTAGCTGAGAACTTAGACAGGATTGAGGGGTTTACTGAGGTAGACCACCCACAGCTTACCCAGTTGTTCATAGACGAGCAGCGAGTTACCAGTTGGTCCGATGTGCCAGAGGAAAAGTTCTGGCCTGTATGGCACGGAGAAGACTTAGAAAGCCTTGCAGTTCGATATTTAAACGTAGCCCTGCCTGGAAATTTAATTGAAAATGAAACTAGTTTGTCTGCAAAGACCAGACGCCTTAATCAGATACATGGAACCACTTTCCATGCTTTGGCTAGCGCCAAGCCAGATAACCTGCGACAAGTCCCTGTAGAGACCGCTAGCACCCTTTCTTGGCTATCCCCCATGATGCGTGGCGAAACGATTGTTTGGGATGGAACAAAACTGCTTCGTTATCCTAAACGTATGAAAGAGCAGTCACGGCCTAGATACAAGTCCATATACGAGCGAGCTGGCCTAGATTTCGATAAGATACTAGCAGACGACGCAGTAGAAATATCAAAGCTTGCTGTTTGGTCTTACCAACAATACGAGGATTGGCATCGTCGATTAGGAGAGAACGTAGTAACTATGAGTGATGAACTAGTACCCCAACAAAATGCGGAAACACCCCCTGCTGAAGTTACTCCGAGGGGGGTTGGTATGCGGAAACTTGAACAACGTAAACCAGAAGAAATGGGTGTTTTACCCGTGCTTGGAGTAGAGGTTCAGAGAGTACTTGAACCCGATGATGATGGCAACATGGTTATTAAAGATGTCACCACATTAAGGTCCAATAGCACTAGTTTGCGGGTATGCGATACGTGCTTTGTTGCCGCTAACTGCCCTGCTTTTAAACCACAAAACACTTGTGCTTTTAACCTACCAGTAGAGGTTAAAACTAAAGAACAGTTGAAGTCTTTGATTAACGCTTTACTTGAAATGCAGGGCCAAAGAGTGGCTTTCGCTAAGTTTAGCGAAGATTTGAACGGCGGATACCCCGACCCAAACGTCGGACAAGAGATGGACAGATTCTTTAAAATGTTAAAAACTATTAAAGATTTGGACGACTCACGAGAGTTTATTCGTATGACTGTAGAGCGTCAAGGAGCTGGTGGAGTACTATCTGCTATCTTCGGAGACAGGGCTCAAACCCTTCGAGAATTACCAAATGAAGGATTAAACGAAAGCAAAACTAACGAGATTATTAAGCAGATTACGGACACAGACAAGGAGAACTCGTAGTAACTATGAACGACCAAAACAATATGGAACAGGGTAGTCCTAAAAACATACTAGATGAGGCAACTAGATTAGTTACTGGAGATAGAAATAATGCGTACGACCACCCCCTAGATAACTTCACTCGTATTGCAAAAATATGGTCAGCGATACTAGGACACGAAGTAACCTACAGACAAGTAGCACTTTGTATGGACGGCGTTAAACTTGCTAGAGAAGCTTATAAGTCTAAACAAGATAATCGTATTGATGGAGCTGGCTACTGGTTAGCTTTAGATATGGCTATAAACGAAGAAGAACGAAGAAGCACAACCAACTGAACCAGTTTTAGTTTTCCCAAAAAGGTAGACTAAGACACTCCCCCTAACTCACACACAGGGGTTTTGTATTTACAACACACATACGAGAATAGGAATTGATATGGCACTTTCTTTTAAACTAGCAAACGAGTTCGTAGACGGATACCGAGCAAAGCCAGTACCTTGGGGTTATAAAGATGCGGCAGGTAACTCGGTAGGAGAGGTAACTTTCCTTCGAACTTATTCTAGATTAAAAGAAGATGGAACCAAAGAGACTTGGGTTGATGTATGCGAGCGCATAGTCAACGGCATGTATTCCTTACAGAAGGACCACTGTAAGTCTAGCCGACTTCCTTGGAATGATTCAAAAGCACAAGCCTCTGCCAAAGAAGCCTTTGACCGATTGTTTAACTTTAAGTGGACACCCCCAGGCCGAGGTCTATGGATGATGGGCACACCAGTAGTTAACGAACAAAAGAACAGTGCAGCTTTGCAGAACTGTGCATTTGTGTCCACAAGTGAAATGACTAAACTAAACCCAGCAAAACCATTTGCGTTTTTAATGGAAGCTAGCATGCTTGGTGTAGGCGTGGGATTCGATAGCAAAGGTGCAGACAAAGAGTTCACTATTTACAAGCCTTTGCCTTCAGATGCTGAGACAGTGATTGCAGACACCAGAGAGGGTTGGGTAGATTCAGTAAGTCAGTTACTAAATTCGTATTTAAAACCTGAACAAGCAATGCCTAAATTCGATTATTCGCAAATTAGATTAGCTGGGGAACCTATTAAAACATTCGGAGGCACAGCCGCTGGGCCGGGGCCGCTGAAGAGACTTCACGAGTCTATTAATAAACTGTTTAATAATAGAGAAGGAAATACTTTAACCCGAATTGATATTGCTGATATAGGAAATTTAATAGGAGTTTGCGTTGTATCTGGCAATGTACGCCGCTCAGCCGAGCTCTTGCTTGGCAAGGTTGATGACGAGGACTTCTTAAATCTTAAGAACGCTGAAGTATTTCCAGAGCGTAATTCGTATGACCCTAACAATCCAGGCTGGGCTTGGATGTCTAATAACTCTGTAGAGGTTGGTGTCGGCGATGACTTGTCTAAAATTGTTGACGGCATTAGATTAAACGGAGAGCCTGGGGTTATTTGGATGGACGTAACCCGCAAGTATGGTCGTCTAATTGACCCGCCTAACAACAAAGACTGGCGAGCCGCTGGTTACAACCCTTGTGCCGAACAATCTTTAGAGTCATTTGAATGTTGCACATTAGTAGAAACTTATCTAAACAGACACGACAGTCTTGAGGATTTTAAGAGAACTCTTAAGTTTGCTTATCTATACGCCAAGACTGTTACGCTTCTTCCAACCCATTGGGAAGAAACTAATGCAATCATGCAACGCAATCGTCGTATCGGAACCTCTATCTCTGGTATTGCTAACTTTGCTGACATAAAAGGTGTGCCTGTCCTTCGTGAATGGATGGACACAGGCTATTCAGTTATTCAAGGGTATGACAAGCTTTACTCAGAGTGGCTTGGTATCCGTGAATCAATTAAGATGACAACAGTAAAGCCTTCGGGAACTGTCTCAATCTTGGCTGGAGAATCTCCAGGAGTTCACTGGACTCCAGGCGGTCAATACTTCCTAAGAGCAATCAGGTTTAGTAACGAAGACCCAATGCTTCCCCTATTCACTATGGCTAACTATACAGTTGAGCCAGCAAGTGAATCACCAACCACTACATCTGTTGTGTTCTTTCCAGTTGAGTCTATGGCTAAGAGGTCTGAAAAAGATGTAACTATCTTTGAGAAGATGTCATTGGCTTCTATGGCTCAACGCCATTGGAGCGATAACTCAGTTTCAGTTACAGTTTCGTTCAATCAAGAGACTGAGGGAGAGCATGTAGGAACTGTCCTGCACATGTTCGATGGTCAGCTGAAGACAGTCTCCTTCCTTCCTATGGGAAATACTATTTACCCACAAATGCCTTATACTCAAATAACAAAACAGGATTATGAGGACTATGTATTTAAGTTAATGCCAATTGATTTTGCGGGCGTCTACGCTGGCCTGGCCGCCGATGCAATTGGAGAGGCTTATTGCACAACAGACGCTTGTGAGATAAGCTTTATTAAGAAGGAGAATAAATGATGACTGTAACTGTTTACACAAAACCAGATTGCCCTGCTTGTGACGCTACTAAAAAGTATCTTGACAGGGATAGTATTCCGTACTCTACCGTTGACGTGAGTACTGATGAGAACGCCTACGAACTTGTTAAGTCTCTTGGGTATTCATACACTCCAGTAGTGGTAAGTGGAAATGTCCATTGGTCTGGGTTTAGACCAGATAAGATTGCTTCACTTAAGCTTATGCGAGATAGAGTTGCTAATTCAGTAGTTGACAAATAGTGTGATAGGGTAATACCGCAATTACCTCTCTCTCCAATGGGGCCCTAGTTAGTGGGTAGCTAGGGCCCCACCTCTTTTTAAAAAACAAAAAACCCCGCAGTTGGCTACTCTCGGTAGTCCTTAAACTGCGGGGCTTATTTGTTAGTTTAATTAAATAATAAAGCTGTTAATGATAAGAGAAGGGCTATCAAAGATTCTTGATACATCATTAAAATATTAAATAACTCTCTCACTATTCGTCCTCATCAAAGTCATCATCTTCTTCTTCGAACTCATAGACATCGTCATCTTCAATACTAGGTGAGGGTCTGCCCCAATCAGGATTTGGGATTATCTCTGTTGGCATTACGCACGCACCTCAGTATGGTTTCTCATACTTGTTGGCTTTTGGTTTTCAGGGTTTGACGCCGTAATCTCCCAAGTCAACCTTCCTCTCCCAATTTGTTCAGCGCACCACTTCTTTGCCTTAGCACTTGTTGTCCATGCGCTACAACCTTGTTTTGTAATCTTGCCTTCACGGTCTTTTGCTACGAACTCGGAAAGCCATGCACCGCTCTTTTCCATGTTCTTTGAAACCGTAAAGTAGTAATGTGATTTGTCTACCATTTATCTCTCCTTTACAAGAGGTCTTGTTTAATTTAGCTTACTCCGTCTAACTCTCTCACCATTTGTTTAGTGAAAGGGATAGTCGTTACTCTCACGTCAGACGAGCCGACTGTATACCATGCTATCAGATGTTCTAGCATAGTCCTGAATTGCTCTGATGTTGGTGTCCCGCCGTGGCTGAACTCTACTTCGAACTTGTATTTTTTGTCCATTAGTTTGTTCCGTTCATTATTCGGATTGCCTGCCCTAGTTGTTGACTAGCAGTTTCATCTCTCTCGTATGTTAGTTCGTCAGAGTTAAAAATGCTACCTGATTTTTCCCATTTGTTTAGGTCGGGATAGTAAATTGTGCCGTCAGGGAAGTTTGCGCTCTCTGTGTCTGTATCCCAAGACCACCCCTCACCTTCCGTGTATCGAACTACAAAGAAATGTTCAGTTGTCATTTTGCTATTTCCTCTCTCTATTTATGTATTTGTTTATTACAGTTACTACTCCCCTGCTTTTTGATAGCTCCAGGACTTTGGCCGCCATCAAAGTTTGGGTAGGCAGGGTTATTCGCTTTCTAATGTTAAAGTAGTAATTTCCTCTGTGCTGACTACCCACACGGCGTCAACAAGTTCTTCATCACCATTTAGCAGAGCGTTGGTCGCTTGGTCTTTATCTTGTGCCGTTATTAGTGCTTCTAGTGTTACTTTGTATTTTGGCATGGTTGCTCCTTAGTTATCTCGGTCTGAGTGTAGTTCGTATTCCCACAATTCGTGGTTGCTTTTTATTTCGTCAACAGAATCATAAAGAAAGAAATCTGTTAAACAGGTTGGACAGTTTCCTTTATTAGTGGTAATGACGGTTTGATAGCAACCGTCACAATAAACAGTATCGGGCATAACCCCCCCTAACTTTTGTGTTAGGGGCGATTATTGCCTATCAGCGAGAGGAACGCAAGCGTTTCCGCACAATGTCTTTGGCGACTTTCACAAGCCCTCTAGGGTCAGCAATCGCCCTGAATACCTGCGCTCCATGAGAGAGTTGCTCTATCGGCATGTATGGCTCACCAAGAAATACCATTACAGTAGTTGTTCCCATGTCGTTAAGGCGTTGGATTATTTCATCACCTTCATAGAAGCCACCGTCAGTAAGCATAATAACAAGCTTGGTAGGCTTGATACTTGCCTTCATAATTCTTTCGGTTTCTACCAATGCGAAGTGAGGATTAGTTCCACCACTACAGTCGAGTGACTTGTAATCAGACTTGGCTTTCTCATCACCGTCATAGAGAACTTTGGAATTGTGGTTGTATGACAAGATAGTTACACGACCTTGTATTTTCTCAATGGCTCGCTTGATTACCCAACCTGCTCGGGATACTGCGTCAATGTCACGATACATAGAGCCTGACTTATCTACTAACAAGACTGCCTCAATCTCGTGGTTGTCGTTGCCCTGCTCCCAACGGTCGAACAGTTTGTTTATGTCATTTATGTTTGCGTTCATGGCTCGCTTCTTGTTAAGGCGACCACTTGGCTTCTCCAATCCCCATGCTGGGTCTGCCTCAATGCGTAAGCGTTCTAGTTCTGTTGCGAACGCTCTGACCGTTGCTACATCTCCGCCCGTAGGACTTTTGAGGGGAGCGTTCTGCTTTGTAAGAATTGTCTTATTAGCATTTGATTTACTAATTGACTTTTGTGTTTCCTTAATTTTATTTATTACATCACTATTATTCTTGGCACGGTTGACCTCATCAGTCAATCTATCCAATGCGTCTTGCTGGCGTTCCGCTTGCTTTGCTTTAGGCAAGTCTGTTTCATCGTTGCCACCGTGTCCGTGTGAGTGGTTCTTGTCCTCAGGGTTTAGGTTGGGGTCGGTTTCAGGGTCGCTTATGTTTAGTGCTTCCTGCTCTTTACCTGTTTCAGGGCGACCGTTCTTTAGTGGACTGCGAGTTCCACAACCGTTTGGTGTATCTGTTCCCTCAGGAACTAATGGACTGAACTCTGTAATTATTTCTTTGGCAATAGCGTAGTCACGAGGAAATACTAGAGTGCGGTATTTATTTATTAAGTAATAAACTTTCTTTGCTTGCTCTAGTCCATGCTTCTCAGCATAAAGCTTGCCAATACTGGTTCGACAATCGTATGAGAAATACTTACGACCCGCTAACAAGATAAAACTATCGCCAAGTCGTTCACCACTATTCCTAATAATGTATTCCCCAAGAGTTGCTAACAAGAAGTTTCTAGTAGCAGGGTATTTAGTTACCAAGAAGGTTTCGGCACGGTTGTCCTCTAGTATGTTAAAACTGGTTTGATAATTGTTTTCTTTGACCCAAGCACCTAAGTCTGAACCAATGCGGGGTGAATAGAGGAGATGAGCGACTTCATGGAAGTTAAGCCCATGTAATCCTATTAAAGTATTTTCATCAACGCCGTTAATAATACTTTCGTTAAAAGAAATAACTTTACCGTCATTCCAAGCAGGGGCTTCCACTCCGTCTGCTGGTGTTCCAATGCGAACCTCAATGTCCAAGCCACCTGTCAAGATACGGTCGGCTTTCTGATACACGGCGCAGTAACTATCTAACAAGTTATTCTTGACAGTTAGTTTCTGTTGCTTGTCCTCAGCAATTTCTTTGAGGGTTTCTTGGAACTCCTCACGAAGGGCTTGATACTCCTCATGGTTCTGTTCACGCAAGGTTGCTATGTCAACACCTGAGGACTTAGCAAGTTCATCAAGTTCTTGATAATTTTTCTCACGATAAGTTGGGTTATTCTCACGCAACCATGCGTTCCACTCCGTATCCACTTCTTGCCAAGATAGTTGAGCGGTGAGTTCTCGTAGTGTTCTTTTAGCCATTTATTGCCACCTCATCTACCTGAGTTGGTGCTACCTCAACAGTAATGCCAAGTTCTACACCAATGTTCGGCTTGTATGTATCTAATACAAGTTTGACTGCTTCTCGCTCCTCATCAAGGAAGCCATTTACATAAGAGGAAATGGCGTAGTCCAAGTTTAGGTTGGTAGCGTTCTTAATAAAGTTGGCTAGACCACGAGTTGAGATAGGAGTATCAAGGTCGCCCTTGTTAGATAACTCCCTGAGTTTGGTAGCCATTTCTAGCAACGCTTTGTTCTTGATTAGTTTGCTTTCGATAGAGTGGTCGTATGGGAAATCTAACTTATGGTGAAATCTATCTACCCAAGCTTGATTCATTGGTCGAGTTCCTCTGTAGTTAGGGTTCATGTCAGCAATAATCAAGAGGTCTTTGTGAGCCTTGATAACTTCACCACCGTTTTCCATAATTTGTATCTCACGGCGGTCGTCAAGTAAGCCGAACAGAATTGTGGTGACACGCTCAGGCATGAAGTTCACTTCGTTGAGAAGTAGCACTCCACCGTTTCTTACCAAGTCTGTTACAGGACCGTCTTGCCAACGGAAGTGTCCGTCAGGGGTTGGTATCCATGAACCGAATAACTGGGTTGGCTCTAAGCCAATATGACTAGAGACATTGTAATAGCGGTAGCCACGAGTGCTTGCGTATCCCAAGACTGACATAGTTTTTCCGCTACCTGCGTGACCCATAATTAGTATGTTCTCGTTGTTGCTCATGGCGTTGTCATAAATAGCGTATTCGATAAGCCCATTTATTTTTCTGTTTATGTATTTCTTAGACCAATCTAATGTTGGAATAGTTGCTAGTTCCATAATTACTGGGCTTGCTCCAACCAATACTGGTGCTTCCTGCTGTTTATGTGCCTCTGCGCTTACTTCCCTAACAGGCTCGACAGGCTTGGTTAGTGGAGTTAGCACTACAGGACTGTTACGGCGACCGTCTTTGACATAGGAGTTAAGTGTCATGTCACCTGCGATTAGTCGAAGGGTTAGGTCAGCGACTACGGCTCGGTGTGTGTCCACAGGCTCGACAGGACTGGTTTGTTCTAAGGCGGTCATGGCTTTGACGGCAAGGGTTGTAATCTGACCGACTGCCAAGCCCTCAATGTCCTTGTAAGTAAGTGGCACGGCGACTGGCATGTAGGTCACCATGTCTAGTGGTAGTTCATCTAGGCAAGTCTGTTTCCAAGCTTGACCACGACCACGGCTTCCGTTTGAGAGGCGGTGATAACACACCACCTCATTTTTGAGAGGAGCGATAAGGCTTTGCGCCTTGCCCTCATTTGTTTCTGTTTCTACTAATAGAGCAATCATTAGGAGTGGGTTTCCTTTTCGTGTGGGTAGGCAATCGGGTGACTGCCTTGTGGTCTGAGGGTAGTGGATAGCCAATTAAATAGCGAATTAGGTAATACCTTATTTGATAACGATTAGATAACGCTTTCCTGCTTTTAAGTGACCGAACTGTTGTGCGAACTAGGTCGTCACCTCATCACCTATGGTGGCGGTGGCGGTGGTGGAGTTTCACCATGCGTGGTCATAAGCAGGGCTTGGCGGTCGTGAGCAATCCCCCTATTTAATTCCCTGTTTAATCCTCATAGTAATAATAAGAGAGAGAGTAATCGTATTTCCTGAGCAGGCTGGCTACTGGGTAGTAACTACCTATCTGGCAGGGAAGCCGTAGGTCTGGTCGTATAAATACGGCTCGACAAGTTTGGTAGGCAGTAGCCCAACGAGCGCATTGGCGAGCGCAGGGCGCAGGCTAGGCAGGCTTGTCGGGCTGGCTGAGCCATGCGCTCGCCATTGGGTTATGTTCCTGTTTAATCCATAGAGGTAACAAGGGGCGCACTCTCTCTGCGCTCGCTCTCTCTCTCGCTTGGTCAAGCTTGACAGTCCTGTTGTGCTCTCTCTCTCTTTGAGAAAGCGGTAGCACAACGAGCCTCTGCTTGTCAATAGATTCTCTCGATTCGTTATGAAATCGTTATAGAGGCTTGACAGGCTTGTTTGGGTTGGGCTTAATGGCTATGGCTGGTTTTTAGCAAAACAAGCCGTTCCAGCCATAGCCATTAAGCCCAACCCAAACAAAACTGCCCTGAGTCAGGGGACTCAGGGCAGGTTTGCTCTCAACTTGGGAAGGGAGAACTATGTGTCTTGCAAAGGCTCGACAATTCTGTGTGGTTCTGATGAGAGGCTTTCCATAATGTCGTAGAAGGTTGAGGACGGCTTCTCCTCTGTTGGAACTATCTCATCTACGCTTGTTTCTGCCCCATTTGTATAGCCAAGGTTGTCGTAGTCAATCCCACTAAGAGCCGTAGCAATCGCAACGGCATGGTCGTGGTCATTTGCCTCAATGACACAGGTGGCTTCGTGGTGGACAGTAGCCCAAACTTGGTAGAAAGGCATTACTCAGCCCCCTCTACAGTCGTAGGTATCTTGATAAGTTTGCCCCACTCAGCACAGCCATAATCGTTACGAAGGTCGTCATAATCCGTATCGTCCATGTTGTCGCTATCGCAAGCGTAGCAGTAGTCATACATCTCTAGTTTTAGACCATGGTTAATCTCCAAGTCTGTGTCAAATACCTGTGCGCCATTTTCCCAATGGATTTCTCCAGCAAAATTGTCGCCTTCGTCCAAGAACCTACTTGTAAAGTGTAAGTCAGGAAAAAGCTCGGCAAGTTTGTTTATAGCCTCTACAGGTGGCGACCATGCGGTTGCGTATGAATACATAAGTTTGTTAGGTGTGGCTGTATAGGTGGACTGACTAATCTCCCACTTCGTTCCCCACTCCCGAATGTTCCAGTGATACCAATCTTGTCCAGTCTGTATGTCTTGATAGAACTGAGCCATACTTTCTTGCATGTCAAATGTAACCTTCTTTTCTAAGGCTTCCTTTATGACTTGGATAACTTCACCAACCTGCGTTGGTTCAATGTTTGCGCTCGCTTCCTCACGCTGGCGTTTTTCCTCAGCAAACTTCTCGTCTGACTTAAAGCCAAAGTAACTTGCTAAGTCTGTCGGGCTTACAATGTTCCATAGTTGGAACACGCCCTTATGTTCTCCTTGCGATACCTCGTTGGTATTCCAATCTTGGCTATAGGTAGTGTAGGACTGTCCTACTAACTCCTTTAACTTGTCAAGACTGTCTTGGTTGCCTGTTATGACAAGCCTGTTCTCAACCCAGTTTGGCATTATCTCTTTCCTTCCCTAGTAGTTGTTATGGCGTGAGTGTCACTCTCTCTCTCCATGCGCTTATTGAATACTATTTGTTTCTCTTTGTCCACGCCGTATCGCTTTTACTTGGTAACGATTTGATAACGATTATGTTTGGGTCGGTAAGCATAGGTAGTTCGGAGCTGTTCCAGACCTCCCTACCTATGCTTACCGACCCAAACAAAATAGCATTTTGGTAATACAAAAATAGCCCACTCCGCTATTTGCGAAGTGGGCTATCGTATTTGTTAAATGTAGCGCACTACATCTTTATACAATGACGCACCAACGAACGGGTCAGTAGTCATGTTAAGCAGTTTTATCGTGTTGTTGATTTCCTCTGCTTGATGATTTGGTAGTGTTCCTTCAGGGCTATCTGCTCTTTCAGGTTCTTTAGGCAAGGCTGAGGTTTCTTTGTAGGTGTATCGGATTTCTACTTGATTTCTCCAAGTAGATACATTTACATCCTCAAAGTCCAACTTGCCAGACTTGGCTAGAGAAGCCAACTTTTCTGCCCAAGCCTTTTTATCAGCCTCATACTTGGCGTTGTTTTTTTCCTGAATAGCGTTAGCCTTTTCGCCCAACGCTAATCTATCTTGTAGAGCCTTGATAAGCATAGCCTTATCTACTTTTACTCTAGCGGTCATTAGTTGCCACCTTCCGTAATAGGTGTATCAGCATTTTGTTCCAATCCCTCAACGACCTTTGGGTGTAGTTCCTTACGCATAGTTCCCATCGCTGAGTTTGTCCAGCCAGCCTCAATAACTCTGTATAGCAATTTTGCTAAACTGTATTGAGAGTTGGTTTGTAGTGCGAAAGCCAACGCTTCCTTAGCACTTTCCTCTGCGCCAAGTTCATAATAGAAAGCAGATAGGCACGCATAGAACGGCACTTTATCCATTTCATTATCAACTTGGTTGATTACATTTACGGCTACTGAGGTCATAACCTCTAGGTTGTCGCACTTGGCTAGACCTAAGAAGTAATCTCGGTGCTGTAAGTTAGTAGTCATAGCGACTACGGCATTAGCAACCGCTTCCTGCGGATACTCTTGCTTATCTAACTCAGCAGATACTAGAGTGTCTATTGCTTCCACTCCATCTCTCCAAGTTAGTTGGGTTGTTGTATTCATCTCTCACCTTCCCATTAGCAGACCATCTGCTAATAAGAGAACTCTCTCATGCTCATTGGTGTAAAGCAGACTTGTTATCTAATCGTTATAAATGTTTGGGTTGGCTACTATGGCTATGGCTGGCGTGTTCACTAGCGTTCACAGCCATAGCCATAGTAGCCAACCCAAACAAAAAGCCCCCCAAGCTTTTTAGGCTTGAGGGGCTTTGTGTTATGCCGAGACTGCTTCTCGCACTACTGAGAGGATGCGAGCCTTCTCCGCATTTACAACTGGGTCAAACCCACTTGCTCCTGCGATTAATGACTCATTGCTTCCACGCTTTGCACGATAGTAATCAAGGCGCTCGGTGAGAGCGTTGAGCGCTCCCCATGCTGTGCCTTTGATGTTGGCATTAGTTGGAGATTGCAGATATAGGTCCTGGATTAGACCAATCTTGTTATCGTAGCGAGTGATAGCAACCTTGTTGGCTGTATCTTCAGGCTTTGGATAAAGAGTCTCAACAATCTTGCTGAATTGAACGTTAGTTATTGTTGATTCGAATAACTCACGAGCCATGGTCTCGAATGAATCCATGTGTGCGAATGTCAAACCGAGAGCCTCTCGGGCTGCAGCGATACGACCGTCGACTGTGCTTGTGTGACGAATCTTGAATGATTGCTTAGAACCATTCAATGCCATGTTAAGAGTGTTTTGGCAAACAACTCTAACTGGTGTGATGTTCGCTTGAACTGCTGTTGAGCCGTCATGCGAAGTGTGAACGAGTAGATAAGTTGTTGTCTTATCGTTAGCGCCCTGCTCATCTAAGATGAACTCTCTAGGCACTACCAATGAGCCGAACACGACTCTACCATTCTTGATTGAGCCAGCGGATTCCCATGAGGCACCGCCGTCTAGTATGCCGTCACCGAATGCGAATAACTCCTCATTCTGCACGACTTTGTATCGGTCACCGACCACTGATAGAACATCAGTGCCCTGTCCGAATGGATTAGTCCGAGTCACCATATATGACTCAGAAACGAAGTTGTAATCGTCTTTCTCGATTAACTCAAGATTGACATTCCAATCGTTTAACTTAGCAGACTTGAGCATAACCTCAGTGGTTACATTCTCATCTTTGTCGAATAGAGCGTTAGCAAGGCCATGCCATGCGGGCTCTCCTCTAAGTGCGAACGCAACTGTGCCGTCCTCACCTATCTCTAACTCATGTGCCATGTATCTCTCACCTTCTATTAGCACAAACACCAGCGACTTGCTGATAGGTAGAACATTAGACCATCTCTCCTAGTAAAGCAGACTTGTTATGCAATCGTTATAAAGCCCCCAACCCAAACATTCAGCCAATCAGCCGCAGAAGCAATAGCGATAGGCGGCTGATTGGCTGAATGTTTGGGTTGGCCGCCCTCTCTGCGAGGATTGGAAACTCAAGCAGAGAGTGCGACCAACATCTGTTTAGAACGGAGGCTTGCTGTTCTGTGCCTCGTTCCAATCTTGGTAAGTATCCATGTCATCAAGAGGTGGCTCAAGCTGACTTGTATACCAATCATTTATATCTTGTTCACCTGCGCCGTAGCCTTCAATAAATCCTTCTCGTCGTCCAATTCGATAGAAGGTGAAGCCTACTATGCAAGCAAGGATTATGTCTATCATCAGATTAAATCCATTGTAAAACATCATTGCATTACTCCAATCTAGTAGAGAAGGGGGCGAGTATTTCCCGCCCCCCACTTTGTTACTGTTGTATTAAGCGCTCGTATTCCTCGTGCGCTTGGCGTAGGTTTGCTAGACGACCTTCGTCTAGTGTAGTTACTGCGCTATCCAACTTCTCGGATAGTTCTTTGGCTTGTTTAAAGTTAAGCCACATTGCTATTCCACAGATTTCAACGATTACCTCGTTGTCTGTTTCACGGGGACGAACCGAGATGTCTATTGACTCCTCGGCTTTGCAAGCCCACAGAGTTATATCTGTGTAGTCGGCTCTTGCCATTTACTTCTCCAATCGTTCTAGTAGTTAGGTGAGCCTTTTTAACTCATGCTCAGGAGTGACGGACTACTTACATTGTTCTAGCAAGTAGTTATTAACTATCTGCCAATCTGTTTCAGTTACAGGTTCGACCTTGTTAAACTTTAACTCGGTGATTGTAACCTTCACGACATCTCTTACAAGAGCCATGTTCTTACCTCCAATCTAATCTAGTGGGTAAGTGAGCCTTTTTACCTCATGCTCAGGAGTAATGCTATTAAGTTGTTAGTAGACCGAGATGTGGTCCATGTCTGCAGACTCTGACTCAATGCACATGTCATTGTCGTCAGACTCGAAGCCTTCAGGGTAACGAAGGTTTTCCGAGATTTCGTCCTCTGTCCAGCCAAGGGGAACTGTAACAGTGAGCGAATAAGTAACCTTCACCTCAACCTCAACCGACTTGGTTAGGTCAATGCTGAAGATTTCAGCGATAGGCTCGGCATGTTCGCCGAGGTCGTCGAAGTTCTCGACGATGTATTCACGAAGTTGTGCCACCATGACACGATACTGCGTGATTTGCTCTGAGAAGCGAGAGGCTCTTGCGGTTACCTCTCCTAACTCTGAGCAGGTGTTGGACTCTGTGTCCATAAGCCACCTTCCCAATCTATCGGGTGTCTGTCCCGATAAGAGAACAATGCCATAGGCGAGAGGCTAAAGCAGACTTGTTACCAAATCGTTATAATCGCTGTCCTCTCGAACATCTGTTCGACCCCCCCACCATTAACGACACGCCCGACCTCGTGGGCCGCCAGGGCAAATATATAGGTGACATGTGAAAAGCTAGGCAGTAGCCTAAGTGATACTCTTCCGCGGTGGACAATAAAAGAATTATGCGTAAGTACTCGAAAGGTTATCTTGCGTTTACTCAAGGCAAGTTTGATGAGTGGGCAGTTTATGTTAAGTATCCGAACTTTCCAGAATGGCCTACAGACAAGTGGTACTTTATAAAATTACGGGTGTATCAGCAATATGTAGGAAAAGCGGCTTACGAAGATTTTTGCGGGTTATACGATAAAACTACTGCAGATGTAAGTGATGAAGTATTTGATTGGATTGAAGAGATTTCTAAGAAGTACCCTAATCCTGAAGAGACAGCTGTGGTATTTGGTATCTACTACATGACTATGATTGCTGAAGAGAACAAAGAGTTTGCGGTGCTGAAGAAACGCATTAAACGGCTTGGAGTACATCAAGTGCTGGTAGAGGGCCTAAAGCCAGAGTTGGCTGCTAACTTCTCTAAAGGACGCCCTGCCTGGGAGCTTGTACACGAATGTCACGACAGAGGGTTCTAATACCTGATTAATTCTCTTGCATGCCCTACTATTGCCCAATGTTTACACAATGGTTATTAGCACAACGTGAAATGAGCGGGGAGGTCGGCCTAGCTGGAAAGCTTGCCTGGGCGGAGATAAACAACGGCATGGTAGCTCGTAAGGACCATCCACTATTCTTCTGGAAAGAGCACTTTGAGCATAGAGGCAGGCCTGATTTGTTCAGGTTATTTCTTGTTGCCTATTTAGAGTTTAAAGAAACATCTTCTAAGGCATAATTCTTATATGAACCCTAATGACTCTCAGTGGAACGTAGTTCAGCTATCAGAGAAGCGCTTTAGTAAAGCCAATGCCGCTTCATCTCAGTTTGGACCCATTCGTAAAGGTATCGTGAAACCTAAGTCATCTAAACAGGGGGATAGCGATTCATTACGCCAACACGAAGATGAAGCTATCGCACTAGGCAACAGCTGGCGTGATGCGGATAAGTAATGTCCGCAAAGTTTAAGCGAGCCTCTAAATTTAATCCCATCCAAATAAAGGATGGACACATCGTACGCCTTCGTAAAGATGGACGCATCGCAGCAGTTCTAGATACATGGCCTCCTTCTAACAATAAGAAAAAAGACAAGTGAAGGAATCCGTAGGTGTAGTTACTGCATATTTGCCTCGGTCAAGCGAATTTGCAAAAGGTCAACAGTTTAGAAGAATAAGCGACCGTATATTTGGGGGACCACGAGGTACTGTTCAACGGTATTCTTCTTCTATGGCAGCAAGAGATGTTGTTTCTAAATCAATTGAGAGACAAAAATGACAGAACGTAATACGGATGTTGATTGGAAACTTCAAAATGAGCTGCATAAACAGTGGCTTAAAGATAATCCAGATGCTCAATATGCTGGATGGACTTCAATATGAGTGAGAGTGGATACGCCGACACTTGGTTAGAAGACGAGTATGATTATGGAATTATGACTTACGTAAGGAGCAGCAACTAATGGGACGTAACAACGCAGACTTTAGTGCAGGAAATAAGTTAGACCCTCGTGTTTTTATAGATGGTAAGCACGTTGGTTTTCAAGACCAAGACGGAAACTTTATGAATTGGGACCAAGATACAGCGGCTCAAAAGCATTACGCTGCACAAGGTTACAACAAAGGTACTGCTGGCGACATGCTTAAAAAGTCTAAAGCTCGTATTGCTGAGTCAACTGCAGCTGGAAGCGGTTCTAATCAAAACGCACGAAAAGCCAGTAAAGAAAGAACAGCTGCAAGAGAAGAAGCGCGTCGTCAAGAACGCGGTGAATAATGGCCGAGGCAAAAAAGTTTGGACCTTACAAAGGTTCTAAGAAAAACGGTGGACGCCCTATATACGTCTACAAGAAAAAAGTAAATGGCAAGTGGGTAACAACTTCTAAGGATAAGGCCCGTGCTGATTACGAGTCTAAGAATGGCAAGCTACCTAAGGGGACCGATGTTGACCACAAAGACAATAACAAAAATAACGATTCTCCTAGCAACCTTCGCGCTATTTCTAAAAGTAAGAACGTGGCGAAAGAAAACAAGCGTCGAGCAGGCAAAAAAGAGAATGAAAAATAATGCCTAGAAATAATGGGGACCTATCTCAAGGTCAAGAAGACGGTTCTGAAAAGAAAGCTCGTAAACCCCACCCAGGTATATCATTTCCGTTGCCTTCTACAGTTAAGTCTAAAAATAAAATTCCTGACTCTTTCTCTTTAAAACAAGAGAATCCTTGGGTTGAGGGTGGGCCACTAGCTGATACTGCAGAAAAGCCTAGAAGCAAAGCTGGCGATGATGATGATATGTTCCGTTTTGGAGCTGCTGGAAGGAGAAGAAAACTTTGAGAAACAATAAAGATTTTCAAGAAGCAAAAGATACTAGGTCTGAGATTGAGATTCGTAGAGCTTTCTTACAAGGGGACGCTACAGCCTCTCCTACTCTGTCTGACGGAACCCGAATGACTAAAGAGTCCCATCCAAACATGTTCGGCTCCTCTAAGAAGGGAAGCAAGTAATGATTCCAAAGAAACCACAGATTAAAACTACGATAAACGTTAGTAAAGAGGGAATTCATAAAATGGATTCCGAAGGCGTATCTAAGGTAAACGAAAATACAGGAGAAGGTTTATTTGTGCCTTTTACTATGACTAGTAAAAAGACAGGTATTTCTTTCTCCGGTTCAGCTTTAGGTAAAGCACACCTTGATGACATGAAGAAACGCCACGGCGAAGGTTGGGACTTTACCTAATCATGGGCTGGGCAGAAGGAACATGTTCTGAAGAGCCTACATGGTCTTTAGATGATGCGGTTGATAACGTAGATAACGGAGTAATGAAAAATGGCAAAGTCAGAAGCCTGGACACGCAAAGAAGGTAAGAACGCTAAAGGCGGTCTTAACGAAAAGGGTCGTAAGTCTTATGAAAAAGCAAACCCTGGAAGTAATTTAAAACCCCCTGTTAAGAAGGAACAAGCTAAGAAGTCTCCTAAGTCTGCCGCTCGTCGTAAATCTTTCTGTTCCCGTATGGAGGGCATGAAGAAAAAAAATACGTCTAGCAAGACTGCTAAAGACCCAAATAGTAGAATTAACAAGTCCCTTCGCGCATGGGATTGTTAAACCCACTCTAGAGAAAAAGGTAATTTAATGGCAACAGATACATCAGGTCGACAAGCCGTTGACTTTGTATGGGGCAACATCCCTATGCAACCAAACGAAGACCGCGCTGGAGCAGTATCACCAGCTAATTTTTCAGCAAACTCATCAGGCGATAATTTTTGGGGAGCTACTACTAGAGTAGCCTCAGACCGTCTAAACCCAGCTCTTTCATTTCACGATATGGTAGAAGCTAAGTACGCAGGATTTCCAGAATTTACTGGAAACAACGACGGAGCTTATATCTCAGGCGTTGCATACATCGTAGTACCTTCAGTAATCGGTGACACAACAGCCGTAGCTCTTGATAAGCTCAAGGATGCTGGTTACGAAACAGCTAGCATCACAACTGCAACAGCAGCAACAAACGCAGCTATTTCAATCACAGCAGCAGCTCGCACAGCAGGTTCAACAACTGCAACTCTTACAGCAACCGGAGCAGGCGCAGCCTTCCCAGTTGGTACAAAGATTACAGTTGCATCTCTTACTGACACTGGTGCTCCACTTAACGGAACATACACAGTTACAGCTAATGCAACTAACACAGTTTCATTCGTATCTTCTGCTTCAACCGTACTTGCCCTCACAGGCTTGTCTGCTGGAACAGTCGTGGGCGTTGCTGGAACAATCAAGTCTCAGTCAACAGCTGCAAACGCTTCATCAATCTCAACAACAGCAACAATTACAATCACACCTTGGGCAACAGCTTCATAAGCACCCAAGCAAAAAGCCCCCAGCCATTGGCTGGGGGCTTTTTAGTTTAAATGGTTAGTGTAGTCCAGCAAACTCCTTTAGGTACTGCTGGTATCTTTCTCCGTTGTTCTGGCCTGGAACGATTTTCCAAGAGGACCAGTCTTCGCCTCCTCCAGTCATAAAGAACGCAATTTTTGCGTTAACAACTGGGTCGAAGAGTTGAGTGTTTGATTTGAGGTTAAACTTATCTCGACGAGCCACTCCAAGGTCAGCAATCATGTTGATTTGGAATATGCCGTAAGAATTGTCACCTGTATTTTGGTTTCCATTGTGGGCTAAGGGGCGGCCGTTAGACTCTTTTTTAGCTACTGCATAGGCGACCTTGAGAGCTTTTCCCTCAAAACCAACCGCGCTAAGCAGTCCTACTAAATCAGTGTCCGACAACTTTGTTACTCCTTTGTACTTCTCTAGCGGGTCCACAGGAACTTGCTGAACTACCGGCTGGACTGGCTCCTCAGCGTTTGCTTTAGCAATCGCGTAGGGAAACCCTCCAATCAGCAATCCGTAAATTGCAAGTACCGCTATCTTGTCTAGCTTATCTTTTCTGATATTAAGCATTTCTGCTCCTCTCAGTAGGCAAAGGCCACCTTGTGAGTGGCCCTGTCATGTTCTAGGAAACACCAGAGTTACATGCTGTGTCAAGTTGAACCAATAATTTTTATTCATAAATACATTTAAATGCAAGTTTAAGCACAAATATTTAATAATATTTTAATTAAAAGCGGTATTATTATTGTTACCGTTCTATGATATACGTCACACCTATTGAACGGATACACCTTGAGCGTACAAGACTGGGCGGCTTTATCTTCTACTGTATTAGGCGTAGGCGCCGCGGTAATTGTAGGTATCCGTTGGACAATTAAACACTACCTGTCAGAGCTTAAGCCTAATGGGGGCTCATCGCTAAAAGATGCGATTAATCGAATTGCTACGGACATGACAGAGGTTCGTGTATCATTAGCAAGACTTGAGGGTCGTTTCGACCAGCACGTAGAAGAAGGAGAAAAATGAATAAAGCAATGATTGAATCCTACGCACGTAACTTGCTTGGTCAGGTTATTGGCGCAGTAATGATTGTCATGCAAACAAGCGGAGCAGCAACACCTTTGGATTTCGGTTCAGGTGAGTGGCTACTAGTAGCTAACGCTCTGTGGGCATCTTTGGTCCCAACAGCCCTTCGCTATATCAATAAGAAGGACCCAGCGTTTGGCCGAGTAGCAGCAATTGGCCTTGCGGAAATTACTAAGAAACTTGCAGTAGAAGCCTCTGTGGCTAAAAAGGCTCCAAAAAAGAAATAAATACCTACAACTAAGGGAGCAGCTATGTGCTGCTCCCTTTTTTGTTGTACACTTAAAGAAGGAGGAATTACTATGAAATGCGTTAACTGCGACAACCATGCAATCTATACAGTAGCCGATGCTGGGGTAAACCCTGTCGACTATTGCACCCAGTGCCTACCAAAGCACCTTCGTGAACGTGCGACTGCTGGTCACTTTCCATTAGCTTTTGTTTCAGCAGAAGAGACAACACCTAAGAAGTCTTCTAAGAAAAAAACTGAAGACCCAGTTGTAGAAGAAGTTACTGAAGAACCAACAGAATGAAAGTAACCCGCGTGAAAGCGGCC